GTGACCACCAATAACATCTGCCCCACAATTATCAAGGAAGGTATTAATTTCTTCCTCATTCTCTGGACAGATCCAAGGTACAAGACCGAACTTAATACCATCGTAGTCACGCACGATCGGATCCATAAGAATGTCGACCTCGTTCATGTAGTGACCCATCAATTCTTTCAGGGAATTGAGTTCATTGGTATTTTTGAAATAGACATCATGATTGCCTGGGATGATGTCCATGTGGATGTTGTACTCACGCAATTTATCTAAGAATATTCTTCGATTATGACTGAGCGCCTTGAGATTGACCGTCTTACGATTGTCGTAATAGTCTCCAAGGTGTAGGATTTGGGTGATGTTATTTTCTAACAGATAAGGGAAAAACACTTCTGTATAGAAGCGTTCTTGGTAATCCATAAAAATTTCAGACGAATTACGACACCCGCAGTGGGTGTCATTCAATATAGCGATCTTCATAAACTCTCAGTAATTGGAGCGGGATGTAGGGATTTCACCTACTACAGGTGAGGGGTACTCACTGTCTCCATAACGAACTCCCGCGTTAAACTTTTACTAATTTAGACACACATTATACTATAGTATGAGGGGTTTGTCAAGTTTAATCTGAAAATCTTCCGTCTTGTATAAAGTGGTGTAGTCGGTGCGTGAAGATAGTCCACACCAAGCGAGGTAGGGAAATCTCTTTGTAGGTTCCCGCTTTACATTCATAAGTCCACATTATTCCATCCACTCCGATAAATCTGAGTCAACATTAACAGCACGACGCTTACGTTTCTTCTCTTCTTTCGCATACTCTTTAAACTCTTGGTCAGCACCCTTCACTGCATCGATACGCATACGTAGTGTATCAATAAAGGGGGACGCATATTGCATGTTTCCATACCCCTCACCATCGTCGTCAAGGAACTCACCGATGTCTGCCTCTGCGATGAACTTCATCTTTACGTCTTGTTGTTTCTTTTCCTTTTGAATCCGACGCAAGAATGCATACCATGAGATCTGTGTAAAGTAAGCGAATGCGTTTGGTTTGCCCGATCTAGTTGCAGCTTCGATATCGTAATTCTCGATCGCCTTGAGACAGTTCTCAACTGCGTCCATGACCATCTCTTCACGATAGGTATACCGAACAAAGTTTGCTTTATGAGAGAGACCCTCTGCGATCTTTAGGAAACAGGAAGCGATATAATCTGTGACGATCGGTGTAGACTCACCGACATCTTTTGCCTCTTGAACAGAGGTACAGTACTCGACGACTGCGTTAGAAAAGTCTCTATTATTGACGTAATGTGGTTTTTCTTTAGGTTTCATGATATACAACTTCCAAATTTTAATGAGGTAATTATACCCTATTTTGACCTGTGTGTCAATCCAATTTCTGATCTATAGGCGACTCTTTGTCGCAATTCACTTGAAGAAAATCTATGAGATCTTTCATTAAAATAAAACTCTATTCCCCGTTTACGACCGATATCTTTTCCAGTGAAATCTTTCTCACGATATTCTTCGCCCAATATCTGAACATCCAAATTATATAGAGACAAAATATCTTCGAGATCTCGTTCCGTTTGGTACGGAATAATTTCATCGACATAACTAACCGCCCTCAGTTGAGTGTATCTTTCAACCAAAGTCTGTATGGGTTTGTTCTTGGTGTTGGGACGATCGATAGTGGGGTCTGTCTGTAGACCTACTATCAAGTAGTCACACTGATCTTTAGCGTGACGTAGAAGTTGGACGTGACCTGCGTGTAGAAGGTCGAAAGTTGAACATGTGAAACCTATTTTCATAATATTTTAAAAAAAGTCTTGACAGAATGTGATTTATACTGTATAATCTCTTTAACCAAAGGGGAGAATAGTATGGCCCTAATTCTTGATCATTCCTTCTACGTCAGAATCCATGAAGTCATTGTCACGGTCCATTTCATTTAAGAAATCTTCTAAAGACAAGTCATTCTCCCATTCATCTCTATCTTTCTGTTTGAGTTCTTGTTCTTCATTGTACTCGTTCATCTCTTTTATAGCAGCACCATAAGAAGCATACATCTCTTCTGTTGGAACAGCAACTGACATGATCTTATCAAAGAAGACAATCATAACATTTTGGGGACTGTCTTGGTATACCATAAAAGTTTTAAACGCATAATACTTACCACCGTTAGTTAGATCTTTTTCAATCAAAGACAGTGCATTTCTAATTATAAGTGAGTCTCCAGTTTCGCTCATCAATTCACAAACTAGTTCTTCACCTGTTATTAATTTTAAGTGTTTAACCAAAGAGGTTGTTTTCGACATCTTCTTCTACTTTTATTGGTTTAAGGTTTATAGGATAAATCTTGTATTTAAATCCTTCTTTAGTATATATCTTAATCCTTTCAGCACTGTGTTTCAGTGTAAAGTTCTTGTGATTCCTAATATGAAGATCATCAGCAATATCAAAAAGTCGAGTAGTCCGACCATCATCAGACTGACGAAGACCACGGCCAATCGATTGGAGTACTTTGACTTGAGACTTGGACGGTGTCGCAAATACAATATTATGAAGATTGCGGATGTTAATACCAGTACTAAAAGTACCAAGAGAAGCAACGATAATTGCATCATTTTCCTTTTCTACTATCCCTCTTATTTGTTCTCTGTCTGTGGCATCTACTTCACCAGATACGTAGAATACTTTACGCCCTTCTTCAGCCATAGACTTAATCATCTCGTAAAGAACCTTTCCGTGTTTTTCAACGAACTGGAACATTACGAGGGTGTTGCCCGACTGATCGAGTGTTAGTTTACTGATAAATCGATTGCGGGGTTCATAGGTGACGATCTTATCTAACTCTTCTTGATACGACATCTCCTTAACTTGTTGACAGACATCATTGTGATATCTAAGTAGCAGAATAGAGATGTCCAGTTCCGAAAGTTCTTTTGTCTTTTGTAACTCAACAGTTCGGGTAACAACCATTGTTGGACCGAAAAGACCTTCTAGAACAAGTTTGTTTGTTTCCGTCCCATCGAGCGTACCCGTAAGACCGAAACGATATTTTGCGTTAACACACTTGTCCATCATGGTAGTCAGAGACTTCGCCTTGAACAGGTGGACCTCATCACCAAAGACTGATTCGAACTGTTCGAACCACTCCTTACCGAATTTGTAAATGGATTGCCATGTAGATATTATGACACGTTTGTCCGTGACCTTCTCCTTGCCGGAGTAGATACGGTGACAGAACTCATCTACGTCATAACCGTAGTCTTCAAAATCTTTGTACATCTGTTCCACCAGCGACGTGGTTGGGACGATAACTAGGATCTTTCCTTCGGTGACTTCGTAGCAATACCGTAAAAGATTGTATATAATAAATGACTTCCCGCTACCAGTGGGAGAAAGAAGGATACATCTTCGGTGTTCCACCCCATGAGAAATTGCCTTGTATTGATAGTCTCGTGGTTTAAAAGGAGCATCAAGCAGAGATAGAAAGTCAATAAGGGCAGGATGGTCGATGTCTTCACGGAAAGAAGGAATCCCATAAGTCTCATGTTCAACAATCTCCAGTGGGTAGAAACGATCCGCGCAGAACTTCCGTAGGTGCGTGTAGAGACCCACGTTCATCTGTTTGGTCATCATATTGTACAGTTTGACTTTGCCGTCCCAGTGTCGGGACTTGTATGCGGGCATGTACTTGTAGCCGGGCACAAAGAAAGAGAAGTATTCCTTCAACTCGTTCTCTTGAGCAGGATGAGCCTCCACCATAAAATGGGAGTAGTCCTTCATCCTAATGCGAATCTTGTTATCCACCAGCCTCGAATCGACGATAATCAATCATGTTCTTGATCGTCGAATGCCTCCATTTGATCATGTTAAGAATATCTGTAAGACTATCTATCTGTGCTTTAAGTGCGACGATTCTGTCTTCAGACTTCGAGATCTCTGGATCAGAGTCGTAGTAGTAGTCCATCTCACCCTTGAGAATCTTGAGACCGTTGAATGGATCTGGATCCCATCCTTTTTCCTGTAGAGTCTGTGGGTCCATCTTACCGTTGTAGTACAACCACTTCTCCTTCAACAGGATCTTCTGTGACGACTCTGCGCGACGTAGGGTAAGTTTGGTTACAGTGAGGTATTCTAAATACTTTGCGTGTAGCATGGGGATTTGACGTGATGTCTCATCCAGTTGGTGCATAGGAATGACAGAGTCCTCTGCCCACTCCTTGTGTATCGCTTCAATATTAAGCATGTATAATCCGTGGGGTTTTCAAAACTACATTATATCACATATTGGTGATCGTTTCAATACAATCTTTCCAATAGTCTTCGTCATGACCCAATACGTAACTGAGAGTCATACGGTAACATTCTGTTCTTGCGGCATGGTAGACCACATTACCTGAGTCGTAGTCTCCAAAGTATCCCG